TTTGGGATTTTTTCAGGAAACCTCTCATTATTAGCGGAAACAGTTGGTGAAAAAGCTGCTCAGGATTTATCTAGAGAGCTTTTAATTAATCCTAGATTTCAGAATCTTTCCAAACAGATGGTTAAGGCGCTTAATGAAGGAAAATATGCAGTCGCAAGATCTTTATCAAAAATCTTTAAAAAAGAAATAGAAAAAACAGATCCTGAAATTGCTTCTGAAATAGATCCTGACGAATTTTTCAATCAAATTCGCCAATAAGAACATAGGCTATTGGCATCAAAAGCCCTACAAGAAACCAACCTATAATCATATATCACCTTATTCTGTTTCGTAAATCACAATAATGTTAACTGTGTCAATGAATTTTTCAACTATAGGATCAAAATTGCATGTCGTTGATAGTTTGACATCTATTAATTCTAAATCATGTTCTTGTATAAATGAATTCACAAAACTGGATATTTTCTCTTCTCCACCATCTACAAAGTTGAAAAAAGCTATTTGTTTTTTTCGTTTTTTTATTTTTCCGTTTTTCATCTCTCTAAACTCCTTTATAAACTCCTTATAATATTCTATACTAAGTGGGTCTTTTTTATTTATCATTTCTTGGGAACTTTTTGCGTTTTTATTATTTACTTCCCTTTTTACTTTCTAACGCTATCAATCTAACATGAAAATCTTTCATTTCCTCGTGGATAGCTTTTATGAGAATATTCGTTTCTTTTCTGTTTTCATCAATTTTTGCATCCATATGTCTTATATCGGCACGCGCTTCAGATCTATTCCAAAGCCATAATGGCAACACAATTGCCCAGTTAGTCGCTAGTAATACTAATATTTGCATCCAATCCATTTTATTTCTTCTTTTTATCTTTTTTAATCTTGTCTTCTAGGATGGCATCTTCTAATTTTTTCCCAGTTGCCATTAGGAATATCCTTTCGTCTATTGAATCGAGTCTAGCTGCGAATGCTGCAAATTTAGCTTCAAAACGTTCATCCATAGTCGCGAATCTAGATTCAAATCGTCTTTCTATTAAGTCGATTCTGTTTCCTAATCTTATTTCAACATTTCTTATGATTGCGTATACGAATGCTATTATACCTATCCCAGACCCAATTACAGGCAATATTTCCGGAAAACCCACTTTTTTCTCCTTTCTGATAAGCTATGTGCTTGATCAAAATACAATTGTTTCATATTGTAACTAATACGTCAAGGAGAAAAAAGTTATGGAAATCATAGATTATCTAAAAAGCGAAACACTATCTGACTGGTCAGCTGAATTTTGCGTAGGATTTGCAGCAGGGCCTCTACGAATTATTGGTGCTATTGCTCAAATTATAATTAACGCAATCGGCACAATATTAAGCGCAATCCCCTCTTGTTGCTACTTGCTCAAAAAAGAATCTCCATGGCATGTCAAAAAGTTTGCCTCACATTTCTTATATTCATTCGTTCATATAGGAATCGGAATCATAGAAACTCTTCCAGGATATAGTTTCTGGCCTATTTTTAAGAACGGAGACTATGAAGAAGATGAAGAATGGTACAGTCGAAGAAGACAATTAGAAGCATAAATATATCTAGAAAAGGGGGCCTAAGTTTTTTTTGGCTCTTTGCATAAAGGAAGTTATAGGCCCTTTTTATTTCTAACATTTTTTAATTTTCAGTTCTATTTTTTAGTTGACCCTAAACGCTAAACGTTTTAATTTTTGATTATCAATTTCGTTTGCCTACGTTAAGGCAATTTAAGCGTAACGGGTTCGCACCCCCCAGAGAGGTTTTATGACTGAAGAAGAAACAAAAAGCGTCACTGATCAGGAAACCGCTGTCCCTGAAAATAATTCAGAGGAAGTAAAGCCTGTTCAAGATGATCAAAATGACTCCGAGAACACTGAACCTAAAGAAGGTTCCAAAGAATTTAATTTTGCTCGGCTACGTCAGAAAAATGAGAATCTTGAACGTCAGATCTATGAGTTGAGAGAACGTTTAGAAAGAAAGGAAACTCCTCCTCAAGAGCCAGATGAGTTAGATTCTTTAGCTGATGATGACATTTTAACAAAAAAGCAAGCAGAGAGACTTGCTGAAAAAAGAGCTGAAGAACAGATAAAAAAGATTTTGGCTGAAAAGGAAAAAGCTTCTCTTCCAGAAAAAACACGATCTCAATATCAGGATTTTGACCAAATTATGACTTTAGAAAACGTAAAAAAATTTGAACAAACAGAACCTGGTTTAGCAGCTGCTTGTGCCTCGGCACCTAATCCTTGGGAAGCAACTTATAAAATCATTAAAAAATTCATGGCTCCAGATAGTGTGAAGCCAAATAAGAATGATCAAATTGCTGAAGAAAATCTTTCAAAGCCTCTTTCATCCAATTCAGTTGGAAGAAGAGGACCTCTTGCTAATGCTAATTTATGGGCAGAAGCATCTAAAGATGAACTTTACAAGGAAATGATGGACGCTGCTAAACGAGGCTAAATAGGATAATTTATGACAACAACTACAACTATTTTGCCACCTCCTGTACAACAGAGGTTTTCGGCTAAAATGTTGTCTACACCTCAAGCAAGGTTGATTCATAGATTAGCTGCGGTTCCTTATGTAATGCCTGAAAATTCAGGTGATACTCTTCGAATGAGAAGATATACACGCCTTGAAACAGTGCCTGTTCCTGTGAATCCAGCTATGATGAATCCACCTTCTCAGCTTTTGACGGCTGTAGATATTGATGCAACCATCGATTGGTATGCAACTTACACAATCATTACAAAACAAGTAACGCTTATTAATCAGGATCCGGTTCTTAATGAAGCGGCAGCACGTCTTGGTCAATCTCTTAGGGAAACTGAAGATCAATTGATACGAGACATGTTGGAAGCTACAGCTTCTATCGTAAACTGTGTAGGCGGAACAAACGGCGACAACCCAACTGAGATCGTAAGATCTGACGTTGATGGTGTCGTTGCCACTCTTCAGAATAATGATGGAGAGTTTATTTCTGAAATGATTGGTGGGGAAAATAAATTTGGAACAGGCCCTATCCGAGATGCTTATTTCGGGCTTGCTGACTCTAATTTAATTGGTCAGTTTGAAAATGTGGCTGGTTTTATTAATAAAGCTCAGTATCCAAATGATGCTTCCACGCTGCCTTCTGAATGGGGTTCTATTGGGAATATACGCTTTTTCTTGTCATCTAGAGGATCAATAACTGCTAATGCTTCTCTATTAGGTGCAGATATCTACAATATTTTTGTAGCAGCTCAAAAAGCTTATAGTTCTATTGAACTAGATGGTTCCTCTGCTCAATTCATTTATCATCCTCCAGGATGGGGTGATGATCCATGTGAATTGAGACAGACTGCAGGCTTTAGATTCGCAATGGCAACTCGCATTACGAATGATGCTTGGATTATCAATCTACGAACTACACTAGCATAAAGGAGGTAAGATATGAGTACACCTATGTCATTGATTGCACAAGGTCATTTCACCTCGACTGGTGCAGCTACAACGATTGAGCTTCCACGTTATCCTCATTACTTTGTAATTAGGAACCGTTCAACATGGGGAACAGCGCCAACAGCTGTTGTTCAGTCTGAATGGTATGATGGATATGCTGATGGCCAAGCCACAACCATCACGGAAGGTGGTGGTAGCGCTCTAACAGCTACAGCAATTGCAGCTGCCGGTGCAGGGTTTACTTTGGTAAACCTAAGCGATCAAAGTCCTGGAGCTCTCGTAGCTACAGGTACAGCTATTACAGCTGCGACACCTGCTGTTGTATCAGATGCAACATCTCCTCCTCTTGGAAGTATTGTCAGGATGATTAATACAACCGGTATGCTTCAAATTGCAGGGATGGATTTCACTGTTACAGCTGTTGCAGCTGGTGTAAGTTTTACTCTTGGTTATTTGCCTGCAGCCGGCTTTGCAGCTGCTGCTACAAATGCAGACTACAGAGTAGTCCCAGCTAAATATTATTCTCCTTATAGACGATGGATCACAGCTATTACTGCAGCTAATCCTGCTGTAATTACTGTTTCTGTTGCCCACAACTATCTTGTAGGAGATAAAATAGCAATACACAACCCAGATGCAAATTTTGGGATGCCAGAGATTGACGGACTTGTAGGAACTGTTACTGCAGTAACTGCAAGCACGATTACAACAGATATTAATGGTGCAGCCTTTACGGCTTTTGCATTCCCAACATCTGCTGTAGCAGCCGCTGGCGTTACCCATCCTACTGTAACTGCGGTTGGTGAAGTTGCGACAAAGATTACTTCTTCTCTTTCTAATACTGCTTACTATGGCATGTATTTGGATACAGGAGTTGTAGGTGCCAATACAAACGTTATGGATTGGATGGCATTTGCTCGCGATTATACTGTTTAATGACAGAAGGAAGGGGTTAACTCCCCTTCCTTAAAATAAAAGAGGATTTATGGAATTTGTTAAGGAATTTAGAGTAGGAACTAAAAGGAAAAGAAGCAAAGAAGAGCTTATAAAAGCAGAAGAACTTCGTCAAAAAGCTCTAGAGGAAGACTCAAGGATGGTAACAGGTACTTTTAAATGTCTTGAAGTAAAAGGTGCAGATGTAATGTTTTCTTACAGGAAGTATAAAGAAGAACCTTTTAGGACATATCATTTTGAAGATGGGAAAACATATACAATTCCATATGGTGTTGCAAAGCATCTTAAAGAGATGACAAAAGTAAAAAAGCATGCTTATATCGTAGATAAAGACGGTAAAAAAATTAAGGGAATCGGTTCATATGATCAAAGGTATGAATTTATTCCAAATGAGTTTAAATGAGCGATCCGGATTTTGTCCCAAAGGCTAGATTAATAGCCGCTATTACTAATGCAAAAAATGCTGTAGTTACAACAACAGCAAATCATGGATATAGCTCAGATGAATATGTCACTTTGGTTGTTCCAAATACATATGGGATGCATTTAGACTATGTTGATGTTAAAATAACAGTAACAGGAGCTACCACTTTTTCTACAGATTTAGACACGCAGCATATGGATGCATTCGTAGTCCCGGGTTTAGCTTCTTTTACTCCGGCACAAGTTTTGCCAGTAACTGAAACTATGGATAATGTAGCTACCTTTTGAGGTGAAATATGAGTTCAACTTTTGCTGATATAAAAACGAAAGTAAGAAAAGTTACCGGACGTCCTAGCACGAATCAGCTTACAGAAGCTGAATTGGAAAATTATATCAATGATTATTTAGTGTATGAACTTCCTGAGAATATAAGACTTTTCACTCTCAGACAGACGTATAATTTAACTTTGTCGCCTAATGTTGGAAACTATGCTCTTACAGCTGCAGAAAGGAATGCTTATCTTTCTTACGAGCCACCTGCTTATGTAGATGGTTATCAGATTCAGTATTTTCAAGATGAGCAAGCATTCTTTCAAAAGTTTTCACAGTTAAAATATTCGGTTCAGATAGCTACAGGAGATGGAACTCCCGGTCCTTATACAGGAACTTATTCTTACACACCTATTCAGCCAACAACTGCTATTATTAGCACATTAAATGCTGGCGGTGGTTCTCTTACATGCTCTGATACAGCTGCAGGAGCTTTAACTGGCGACGTAATTGCAGGAGGAACTTTAAACCATACCACAGGAGCTGTAGCCGGTTTAACATGGACAGCAGCTGTTCCTGCTGGAAATGCTATTTATATGTCCGCTTTAAGATATGTTACAGGAAGACCAATTGCTGTTTTATTTTATGCAAATGTTTTTTTCTTCTGGCCATGGCCTGATAGAGCTTATAGTTTTGATATAGTTGCTTATGCAAATCCTTCTACACTTACACTAGACACGGAATCTCCAGAACTCAATGAATGGGTTGATTTAATAGCTTATGGTGCTTCCATGAAAATATTTGCTGATAATTTAGACATGGAAAGTTACGCTAAAGTTAAAGTTTTTTATGACGAATATCAACGATTAGCAGAAAGAAGAACATTAAAACAACTTTCAACGCAACGCGCTGCCACAATTTATGGAGACGCTAATGGTTATCCATGGCAAGGAAGTTATCCTTATAGTTAGGAGATAAAAATATGGTTTATACAAGAAATATACCTGCAGGTACTGACAGGCCTTCTAGGTCAGCTGGACAATTTAGAGAGAATTTTAATGATCTGGATGATGTTTTTGGAATTGATCATATTGATTTTTCTGCTGCTGAGAACCGTGGAATGCATAATCAATTGACAATGCCAGAACAAGCTGCAGCCCCCGCTGCGCAAGCAGATATAGGAATGGTGTACTCTCTTGACAATGGAGACGGTAGAACAGAACTTTATTATTTGTATGATACGGGTGCTCTTGGAAATTCAAAACAGTTTCCACTCACGTGTGTGAAGGCATTTTGTAGATTTACAAATGCAACTCCTCCTGTCCTTTCGAATGCATATAATGTAACTACAATTACAAGAACAGATCCAACTGCCACTAGAGCAATCTTTACTGTTACTTTTACAGATGTTTTGACTTCAGCTGCTCCCGGAACCGCTATGAACTATTTAGTGCTTTTTGGGACAGAAGCTTCTGCTCTTACAGCAACTAATACTGTACAATACCAGAACACTAATAATGATACATTTCAAATTTTAACAAATACAAAAAGTATTATTGCTTCTATTTCGTTCGTAGTAATAAATCTTACATAATATGACTAAGCTTTTTATAGGACCTCCACAAACCGGTTTACAAAGAAATAGAGAACCCATGTGGATTCCAAATGATGCATATACTGTTATTGAGGATATGTATGTTTGGAGAGGAAGAACTGTAAAGAAGCAAGGATATAAGTTTTTAGGAAGACTACACCTTACTCCTACTCTTCCTGAAGCTCTTGCTAATGTGAACTCTGGTGTTTTTACATACAATGCTACTCTTGCTAATGCTCCCGTCTCTCCCGGAACATTAGTTGTAACCATTACACTGCCGGCCGGGGCTTATACTTTTACCGACAATGGAAATGGAACTTTGACGGCAACTGCAGTCCCGGCAGGTATGACTTTAGGGTTTGGTGTGATTGATTATGAAACCGGAACCTTTGATTTATATTTTGATCCTGTCTTACCCGGTGGTGGTCCTTTTCCTGTTAATGCGACTGCTTATAGGTATCTTCCCAGATTATCTGTAATGGGTCTTGGTGCTTATGAGCAAGATGCAATCAATAGAGAGCTGCTTATCGCTTTTGATGAGGATTACTCATACTTATACAACACGGCAACTGGAATCTTTGATGTGCTTTTGGATTCAAGTGCCGGGAACCCTGTTAAAATATGGACAGGATCGAATTCTAATTTTTTTTGGACGACAAATTATTATAGAGATACGGCATTCAATAAGCTTTTTTGGGAGACAAATAATGTAGCAAATACAAGCGCTGCTCCTCCTGTAATTCAAGATGGAATACAAATTTATAATGGAACATTTTGGTATTCACAAGTACCACAACTCACTGGAGCACCATTAGCTGTAACATATTTACGTGGATGTTTAATGCTCATTCCTTACAGGGATAGAATGGTTGCATTGAATACTCTTGAAGGAGCTATTTATCCAGCCGCTGCAACGAGATATCCAAATAGAGCTAGATGGTCACAGAATGGTATTCCATATACAACAGGACTTGCCGGTGCAGATGCAAATGCATGGAGACATGATCAAGTTGGAAGAGGAGGCTATATAGATGCTCCTACTTCTGAAGCCATTGTGTCCGCTGCTTTTAATAAAGATACTTTGATCGTCTTTTTCGAAAGATCAACGTGGCAATTAAGATATGTTTATTCGGAAGCGCCACTCCCGTTTGTCTGGGAACATCTTGATTCCGAACTTGGATCGGAAAGTACTTTTAGCAGTGTTGTTTTTGATGATGGCGTATTGACTATTGGAGACAAAGCCATAATTGCTTCTAATTCCGTACAAGTAACTCGCATCGACGAAAAAATTCCTAATTTTATTTTCAATATTCACAATGACAATGATGGCCATCTTCGTGTCCACGGAATAAGAGATCTATATAACAAAATGGTCTATTGGTGTTACCCGGATGACGATGCTAATGAAATCTTTCCGGGTAAAGTTCTGGCATTAAATTACGAAGAAAAAAGTTATTCTATTTTTAATGATACATTTACTTGTTTCGGGACATGGCAATCTTATGCAGATTATACTTGGGATACTCTTCCTTATGAAACATGGAACGATTGGACAACTACATGGTCATCTGCAAAAAATCAAAGCTATTTTCCAAATATTATTGCCGGGAACCAGTGTGGATTTGTTGAGATATTTAACTTAGCCTCTTCAAATTCATCTTATGCCGATATAGGTCCTACAATCGCTATTCCAACAAGTATTACTAATGCAAATCCGGCTGTATGTCATGTCGAAGATCATAATCTTCAAACAGGTCAGTTTGTAAAGCTGCTTTACACGCGTGGATTTACAGAGAACGTAGTCAATGAAGCTGTAGGAACTGCTCTAGCCGGATCTACATGGTTTACTGGATCTCTAGATAATCTAGGTGTTTTTCCTGCTTCCTCGCCTACTGCTGGAGGCCCTAACTTTGTTTCCGTTCAAATAGGTGCGTATATATTTACCGATACAGGAGACGGCAATTTAATTGGGGTTGCAGGAGCCGGCGTTGGAAATGGTATCATTAACTATGAAGATGGAAGTTTTACAGTTGCTTTTGCTGCTTTAGGAGCAGATACGGCTGTAACTGCTAACTATAGTTATAATATTTTAAACTATAGAGTTTTTTACGTTGATCCGACGACAGCTAATACATTTGCTCTTTATTCAATAAATGCAACCACAGGATTAACAGAAGGTGTTGATTTATCTGCATATGGAGCCGCTTATACGGGTTCAGGTGAAGTTGTACAGATTCCAAATTTTAAACTAAGAACAAAAAGATTTAATCCTTTTCTCGAAGAAGCAGCAAGTATCAGAATGAAATATTTTGATATGCTTTTAGATGAAAATGAAATGACATTTACCGGAAAAATATTAGCTGATCAAGACAGTGACAATGCAATTGTAAGTTATAATATATCTTCTTCAAATGAAGATGGATCCGGCTTATCGAAAGAAAAAATATGGAAGAGAGTTTTTTCAAACTCAACATCAGACTTTATTCAGCTCGAATTTGGTCTTTCTAATTACCAAATAACTCAATTTGATAATTATTCATCTAATTTAGTTATACATACTATGATTTTAGATGTTGAACCTGCAGGAAGGAATATAAATAGATCATGACATATAATCCTCAACATACTCTTGAGCCTCAGCTTAATGAAAATATAAGTTTTCCAAGGGAATGGGATGAATTTCTTAATTTTAATACAAAATTAATCAAAACTATTTCAAGAAAGGTTAATTCAAAAGATAGAGGAGATTATTTAGATGAAGAGATTGTTAATGATCAACGATTTTTCAATGCTGCCAATCGTCAAACAGTACATAATATTTTTCGTAAAGTTGTTGATTGCGGCGCTCTCCCTAATGCTGGCTTAAAACAGGTTGCTCATGGTCTTGTTGGTATTGATAACAATTGGTTCCTTACACGAATTTATGGTACAGCACAGGAACCTGCTGGTGTGGCTCCTAGGCCTTATTTCATTCCTCTTCCTAATGCAGGTCCGAATTACCAAGTCCAGTTAATGGTTGATACAACAAATATAAATATTACGACCGCTGTAAATTTAGCTGCTTTTACTCAGTCTTATGTTATATTGGAATTTTGGAAGGTATAGATAAACAATAGAGACTATATGACTAAAAAGCAATGGATTAAAGAAGCTATAAAAAAACCCGGATCTCTTTCAAAGCAAATGGGAATTCCGGAGAAAAAAAATATCCCAATGAGCAAGCTTAAAAAAGCTGCAAAAAAAGGAGGAAAATTGGGAAAAAGAGCTAGACTCGCAATTACATTAAAAGGATTGCGAAAAGGAAGGAAAAAATAGTTGAAACAACATAACAAACCGAGAGGTGTACAATGCGCCGAGAGGACATGAAAAAAATGCCTACTGGAAGCAAAATGCCAAAGAAAAATGGCGAACTAGCTCCTGAAAGCGAAATCGTAGAAAAAAAACAGGGTAATTATAAATCAAGATATTCCGGTGAATTATCTCCGGAAAAAGATATTGTAGAAGGTCCTTATACACCTACTTACAATTCTCGTTATAAATAATATTTGCCTTTTTGCCTCATATTTTTTAAACTAGTGGAATATGAGGCATTTATGTCTGTAAATCCAACAATTAAAAAGTTAATAGATACGGCTGACGAGCATAAGAAATTGCTTGAATACCCTATTGAAGCCGGAGAATTAGCTAATGAAGCCGGAAAAAGCTATATGAAGGGGCTTTGGAAAGCTATCCAAGACCACGAAAAGTTTCGGAAACCAACTTTATGGTTTATAGTAAAAATTGAAAAAGAAATGGGTTCTGATCGCATCATTAACATAACGATAGGAGTTATAGATAAACCTCTTATTTATTTAAGAGACAGCACAGATTTATGGAAATATAGTTATATAACGGAAAAATTATACTTAGAATGGTCTCTTCCTCATAAAATCGAAATGAAAAATTTCCTGCGTGCACAGGAAAAATATGATTCCAATTTAATCAAATGGATTAGAGAATATATTGCTCAGGAGAAAACAAACTTAAATGATCCAAGTTCTATAAAGATAAAATGATTATGATGATCAAAGTTTTAGATTTCGTAAAATTCGATAAACCACCGGTTATTGGTTTTTTAGATATTAAAGTGACTTATTCTTCTGAAAAATGGGAAATCTTTAGAAATTTGCCTGTTTGTCAAAATAAAGGAAAACATTGGATCTCATTTGGAAATGTAAAACGTGGAGAAAAATGGATGCCTAAATATGAAAGAGCGCCATTCCCCTCTAATTTTTTTGCAGAATGCCTTAAAGCATTTAAAGAATATGTCTCTAACTCAGATACTGATGCAAATCTTTTTGAAGCTAACTAGCTTCTTCCTTTTGCTTTCTAGTCTTATAGTTCTTATTAGATGTAACAAGATTGATTAAATCGTCTTGATTAGCCGGTATAGTCTTAATTTTTGGATCTTTTATGAGCTCATTCTCATACATTTCTACGAAAGCTTTCCTTCTCATATGAATCTTGTTATTAATAAACCAATCAAGTATCTCTTCAGGATTTGCATAATAGGCATCTAGAGCTACTTTCTGATAATCTTCAATATCCAATCCTCCTGAAATTACTTCTTTCGATACAGGTACGTTTCTATCAATCGTGGTGAATTCAGGTGTTTGTGTGTTATATGGTTTGAAGTTTGGAAGAGCTACAATAGCCGGTATAATTACAGAAAGATCTGCAGCAATAGCTTTTTTCTGTGTTTTTTTATATTCGACAAACCAATCTCTCATAATAGTTTTTATAGCTTTATTAACCATTCCAATGAGTGCATTTTCAATCCATTCTTTAAATGGAGTCATTAGATATTCATCTAAAGCTTTTTGATCTTCTTCAGAAATTTTGTAGCCTTTTGCACAAATTTTTTTCATAAATTCTCCTTAACATTCTAATTTTCCACTAAAGTATGACACTAATGGCGCTGCGCCATTAATACCAACTGTTTTTGCCCCGTTGGAAACTTCAATTGTAACAGTAGCAGTATCGGCTGCATCCATATCTGTTATTATAGATCCTGTTAATGCAAAAAAGTTTCCAGGAGATCTGCCTGCAGCTGGATTTATGTGTGATATTGGATAAACTGTTCTATTAGATGTGACAATTCGAAATTCAGCATCAGTATGCGCTGCTCCAAGATTGTATATAGTAACGCATGCTTGCAGATAATATCTTCCAGTTACAGGTGCGGTGAAAGTTCCATTGGTATTAAAATCACTTCCCTGATCAAAAACCTCTGTTAAAGCAGTAGTTGATCCCAATGTAAATACGGTTCCATCTCCAGTTTCATTTGCATCTGCTGATGGTAAATATGCATTAAAAGCTGGCTGCAAGGGCATTGTTCTTTCGCCTGCGCGTGTCATTCTCCAGGCTGTTCCTGTTGCAAAGTAATCATTCGTAGGAGCTATTTTTAGAACATCACTGTCGGAATTATCCAATCCCATCATCCAAGTAGTAGTGCCGTCTTGAAGATTCCATTTTATGACCGGGTCTCCACCTGCTGGATCGGAAAAAATAGAAACAGTACATTCGGCAGTAGCTGCAGTGTCATTTGTATTTTCTATATAAAGACCGGTTGAAGTGGCACGATTAGCTACCATTGACCAAGCAATAAAACCTGGAGTATGTGGAGTAAAATAAGCAATTCCTGTTGCTGGATCAAAAGCTAAATATTCATTTCCAGCGGATGGTGTAGCTCCATCAGTAAGCTTTAAGATATCTGAATCTGAATTATCTATTCCTAGTGAAAATGTTGTGCTTCCTGTAATTAACCAATTAATATAAGGATCTCCTGTAGACGTAGTTCCTCCGACAGAAATATTCAAAGCTGCTGCTGAGGCAGCTGCTGCATTATCCGTATTAGCAATAGTATATGAAACAGTTCCTCCGGAAGATGCCATCGATTGCAAAATAGCTATGATATTAAGATTGGCATCTGTGGCATCAGCTTCGATTTCAATAAGCTCAGTTCCTGCAGAGGGTGTTGCTCCTGTGGTAAGCTTGAAATTATCAGCATCTGAGTTGTCTATTCCAAGAGAGTATTCTGTTGTTGCAGGTATTACGAAGTGGATATAGGGATCACCACCAGCAGCGCCTCCAACATCAATATCTAGAAGCGCATGTGAAGCGGCGTTTGTATTGTCTGTATTTTCTATGAATGTAGCAACATCGCCGCCTATGCTTTCTGAGTAGTGATAAAGAGTAATTGGGTAAATCCAAAAAGAACTACCAACAGGATCGGCCATGAAAATTTCATTTCCTCCCGATGGAGTTAATGCATTCGTAAGTTTGAGATAATCATTATCACTATTATCAATGCCTAACGCGAATTGTTCTGTCCCATTTATAGAGATTTGTATAAACGGATCAGCTGATAGAGGTTCCGTAACAATAGCGAGATATGCATCAGAAGCGGCATTTACATCTGTATTTGTAACGCTAAGACTTCTAGCAGTAGCTACGGCTGCATTAGTAAAAAGAAAATCTCCGTCTGAATATGGAGATGCCATGCTAATTGTGAGAGTATCTACAGCGGCTGTTGTATTAATTCCATTTGTAGCTGTTCCAACGATATTTACATTGTTTGCTACCGGCGCACATGTAGTAGCATCTTCAGCAGTAAATTGCATGAGAACATCGCCATCTAAATCCCACGTAACAGTGTTTAAACCGCCCGTGGTTGTAATTCCTGTTCCTCCGGCAAGTGTAACTTCGTTGGCAGCCGTTGCGATGACAGGAGACGTTCCTGCGTCCGGCAAAAGAAATTCAATAGCCGCAGCTGTCCCAGCCATTTTTCTCCAAATTCCTTGCGTGGCGTCTTTGTAACAAAGAATCCACCAATCATTAGAAGATGCATCGCGCCAAAGATCACCTATTTTGAATTGCTTATAATCTGCTACCGTGGGAGCTCTAGTGTCATCCCAACGTCTTTGAGATTCAGTTGAATTGACTTGATATTCAAGAGGACTTCGTTGAATAAATGGCATATTCTCTCCTTAACAAGCTAAATAACCACAAAAAGTATTAGTATTTCCCCCTACAGGACCGGCAATTCCAGCTGTATTTCCAGCTCCATTTGAAACTGTTATATTTACAACGGCTGTATCAGCAGCATCCATATCAACTAAAACATTTCCATTATAAACATAAACAGCTGTCGGAACATCTTGAGCTCCAGTATCACTTCTGTCGAGTTCATAAGTTGCATTTGAGGTGACTAAAGACAATTGTCCGTCTGTCATCGCTGCAGTAACACCATACAAACCTACAGTAACAGATAATGAATATTTTCCTGTAACAGGAGCTGTAAAAGTAAAAGTGGCATTATTATAATCAGCATTTTGATCAAATCGTTCTGTGTCACAAGGAAGAGTAACAGTAGCTCCAGCTCCTGTTTGATTGACTAGATTGGCGCCTCGATATGCATTAAAAGCAGGTTGCAGAGGCATTGTTCTTTCGCCAGATGATGTCATTACAAATGTATCATTAGTACCCAAAGCAGATCCTTGTGAAATCCTAAATGAGTCATCTGTTGCATCATTTCCTATTCTCCATTTGCCTGTGGTAGATTCGTCAAATTGTACATAGGAGTCAGTGGCAGCTGCAGGATCAACTGTCACACCTTTTCCTATTTCATCAAGTGTTTCTAAAGCCGCTTGTACAGTTGTGTCAGCTGCGGAAAGCCAACCATCAAAATTAGTGACATCTGTTAAGATAAGGCTTGCTTGATTAGAAGAAGCGGCAGTAAATGATGTTCTTGCCGTTTCTTTTTCAATGACTACATTAACAATTGTGTCCGAAGATTCTTCTTTAACAACGAAACCTAACTGTGCCAATTCAAGGACAGATAATTCAGCAGAAATTCCTGCCGGTATACCTAAAGCTATCGCAGTATTAGCCGCAGTTAAATTGTTATATTGCTGATCGTCATAAACTGCATAATAAGTAGGAGTAGCGGAATTTAGATCGCTTTTTGACACATATAATCTAAAAATACCGTATTTATTTGCTCCTAAAGCAGCAACAACTCCTCCATTATTGTAATCACTTGGAAAAGTATTTGCGGTAGTGTTTCTAATCCATTTTCCAGCTCCGTTTGTATACATAAAACTGAAAGTTACGGCTGCTCCCCCACTATCAGGAATATCAGTTTCTAAACCATGATCCTCCAACTGATCTGCTCCAACGATTTCTATACCTTTTGTGCCGTTAAGAGTGATATTGGCTCCATTATTTATATTTGCTATAACGGATCCGACTGTATTGTGTGCCCATTCAGAAGAGGCCGTTGGAAAATCATATGGATGATCCTCGCGAACCACGATTACATTTGGAACGCCAGAACTGTCTATTAGAGCTTCAAAAAGAACAATATTATCTTGGAAAAGAGCTACGTTTCTAGCTGTTGTAGTTCCAATCGTTCCTGTTGAGTCCATATAAATGAAATGAGTAGATCCTGCAGCAAGAGCTCCTGTAGACTGTCCTCCAAGCCAACTTATCAATTTACCACTAATATAGCCGGTTCCAGGCCTGGCTATTGTAACAACATTTCCAGCAACGGAATAATAAACTCCTGCACCTCCCCATGCTAAAATTCCGGAAAAATCCATGTTCTGGATATTCTCTGCATGGATTTCTCCTGTTTTTAAGATAGGAGTAAGAGTTTGAGTGATTGTTCCTGCGATTGTGTCTGAATCAAGAAATGTGACAGATCCAAAGATTATAGTTCCACTTCCTCCGATTGCGGTTGCATTAGAAGTGTCAATGTTTACATCTGCTAAAGTTAAAACATTAGCAGAGTTATGTGTGATGGCTTGTGCTGCATCCGTAGATATTTTCGTGTTTGTTATATTGGTAGTCGTTGTGTCTGCAGTTGTTATATTTCCTAGAAGAGAAGAGCCTTCATTAACAACAACTGTAGATGCTCCTGAAACAGAAATAGGACAAGCTATTCTGGATCCTATAATATCCAAATTTCCGCCAGCATATGTAAAAGTATTTCCTGTTCCTCTTCCTGCATATGAGTTAGAAATCAGAGCTGTCGCTCCTGCGGTATTATTTATAATTCCATTATTAGCAGAACTATCTGTGCAATGAACGATTGCAAGAATGCCTGTCCAGTTAGGAAGGTCATAAATATATCCATTTGTGACAGATATGTAACAATTATCGCACATCAAAACAGCTGTGCCAGCTGCTGCTGATGAAAATATATCTCCACTTGCTGCTGTTAAAAATACATTTTTGAAAGTAAAAATTCCTGAGGAAGGAGGTGTGTGATTTCCAGTAATCATAGATTCCATTGTGGAACCTTCCACTAAAAGACCGGGATAAAGAGTCAAATCTTCTGTGTAAGTTCCAGGCTGAACCCAAATAGTTTGATCTATACCGCTAGCATTAGCCGCATCTAATGCTGCTTGAATAGTAGCAAAGTTGCCTGTAGGACCTACTATATACGGTGTCATCCGATCAGTGGCTCTTGTATAAGTCTGAGTAATTGTTCCTGCAATTACGCTATTGCCCAAAAAATCTACGTTTCCAAGATCGAGTGCTCCTGCTCCTGCTCCCCCAATAGGTGTTGCATTCGAGGAGTTAATTGTAACTTGACTTAAAGTTAAAGCGTTTGCGGATCCATGTGAAATAGCTGCGTTAGCACCAGTTTCAAAAATGCTATTTGATATTGTAATGGCAGCTGTTCCTGCAGTCGTAAGCGTATTCTCAAATCGGTTTCCCATTGTTAAAGTAGCAATTTTTGCACCACCGATTGTGATTGTATTGGCACATTTTACGCTTTCTTGAAAGACTAATGTTCCTGTTCCACCAATATTGATTGGGCAATTTATGTTACATGTGTCAAATCGTAAATTTCCATTACCGGTTAAGGTCATTGTTTGACCATTTCCAGCTCCCATTTCTGTGTTTAGGAATTTTACTGTGCAACCTCCTGTATTATTTACTACACCATCATTCGTAGAAGCTTCCCCACAATCATCGAATAAAAGTGTTCCTGTCCAATTGAGAAGATTGAAAACAAATCCATTTGTGACTTGGATAAAACAACCACTTATTTCGATATCAGTTGTGCCAGCTGCTGCTGAATTTAAAATATCTGTAGCACTTGTAAGAGTAAGTTGACGAATTTCAAGAGATCCAGCTGCTGGAGGAGTATGAGTTCCGGTAATTGTAGTTGGAGTTCCTCTGTCTCCATGAAGTGTAATATTGCTATAAAGAGTTAAGTTCTCAGTATAGGTACCTGCACGAATGTAGATTGTTGCTGCGATACCTGCTGCATTTGCAGCATTAATAGCATCTTGGATTGTATTGTAGCATGAATCTGTAGCAGTTGGGTCTACTATATATTTGCTTACTTGGTAATGATTTGATGAATTTTGAAATGGCATATTCCCCTCTTAACTTACATTATGAATTCCAACAGAATCTAACACAGTCCATTCAGTGTTAGCTGTCGTGCAAAGAAGTTCGATTGTATCTCTTCTTTGTGTGGAAGTAACGCTTCCTCCAACACCAACTGTTGTGCTTACATTGCCGTAATGGATCTGCTGGCCTGCATTTTGTTGGATTTGATAAAGTCCGGTACCTTTTCCACAAACGGCAACTATTTCTCCGACGTCAGATGCGGCTGGAAGTGTAAGTTGGCATAAGGTAGGAGCTGTTGTATTGGCGATGGCTCCATGACCGTTAATTAAAAAAGTAGGACCTCCAACTAAAATCTCGTCCCATTTGAAGATTCCTGGATCTTCTCCAATTGTAGCTATACCTGCTTGACTCATGATTAACCTCCATACACATATTCCGCGCTTGCCCATCCTGAAGTAGGAGCGACTGTAACATAGCGCATGTAGAAGACTTGGCCTTCTGGGATAAAGAAATTATCCTTTGTGGTTTGATTTGTGCTTACATCTATTAAAAGAAATGAAATTGCTGGAAGTCTGAAATGGTTTGTGACTCCATCAAGAGAAACATAAATATCTTGATCCGTATTATTGGTAAATTTGACTAATCTACCTATGTGAGTTGTTGCAGCTCCAACGGCTGCGAGTGTATTGGTAAGAGTTCCAAAAGCAACCTCACGAATTGCTTCTGCTCTGAGTCTTTGTGGATATGCCATGCAAACTCCTTTTCATATTCAGGCTATTTTGGCCTGGTTGATTAAACTTAAATTTCAAGATATACCTCTCATATTTTTTTTACAGTTAAATTTGTAAAGCAGCTTGACAAAGAAAAAAGGAAGATGTTAATTTAGCACTCATAAGGTTTAACTGCTAAATTTGAGGTGTTATTATGGAACCACCGCCTACCCCACCAAAAGGGAAAAGGATAATCTCTGAAGCCAGAGGAAAATATGTTGTTGTAGATGAATCAAAAATATACGAATTTGAATTCCCCTCTACTTCTTCACTTGCTCAAAATTATGATGTTGTTTCTCTTTTGAAAGATGAAATTTGGAATGCAATGCAGAAACAAAAAGAAGATTCTAAAAACGAGTGCGAAGAAAAAGAATGTTCTGAAAAAGAGTGTAAAAAAGATAAAAAATAACTTCGGTTCAAGGAATCAACCTTGCCAATGAAGTAACAAAAAACCCCGAAGTTTCCCTCGGGGTTTTTCTTTTTTTGAGAAGATGGATTTTAAAATCAGTTCCAAGCTTGATAGCCACAATAGAACGATTGCAAATGAATTGCTGCAGGAGATCCACCAGCAGCAAAAAGGTGATGAATACAAGGTATAACTTGATCAGCATTATCAAATGTAAAGGCTACAGGGGTTGTTGGAGCAGCTCCATCAATTGTAGCTGTTACTACACCAGTTGCTGAAACATTAATACGCAGAGTATGTGTTTCACCATCAAGCCAAGCATCTCCTGTGTCTTGGTAAGCCCATGCAGGACCATTCAAGCTAGACCCAATCACGGTTGTATCAGCTCCGGTAGTGTTCCTTAAGCCGATAAAATATGCATCAGTATAGTTTGCATAAGCAGCGTTTGGCGCTCCTATTATCCTGAAGCCAATCCACAACGGATCGCTTGTCCCGCAATCAGCAACTTTAAATGCTGCCTCAACGAAAAAGGCAGGAGAGGTGCCAATTGTGAATACATGTCTAGAACGTGTGGTGTGGCCGAAATAGTACTCAGCTCCTTCACTAGTTGTTAGATCAAGAGAAATAAGCAATCCATCATTTTCAAGGCGAGGAGCAATAATAGTTTGCCCGGCACCAAGAATGAACTGTTTCATAGTTGTTCTATCTTGTAGATACATGATGTTGTAATCGCCAGTAGCTCCTGTTGGAGCTGCACCAGTATTAGCATTTGATTGTAGAATTGGATCTACATCAAAAGAAGCAATATTGGTATTGGTAGGATTAAAGCTTCTACCTGCAACATCACCGGAATGAGTTATTCCAGTTGTATCTACAGCAATTGTTGCTTGATTTTGGAATCTAATGTCTGCAGTAGTGTATGCAACACCTGCTGCACCATTATAAAGATCGATACCATATAGCCAATCAGCTATAGCTACAGACCCTTGGACGACGCCATAAGCAGCTTGACCAGCTGTTCCAGCACCTCCTCCAGCATCTAGACGAGAAACGGCAACACCATATGCTTTTGCATTAAATGGTGTGTTGTATTCAACAACAGATCCAACACCAGCTACAATACCTGCTGGAACACCTGCACCATCCACAGAATCAAGATAGCCTTTAACTGCGAATGCATATACAGGTGGCAAATCGGCATTGTCAGTCTCTAAAAGATTTAAATGCCCTTCAACAGCACTAGCAGTTGATGTGATAGCCGAACCATCATTTTGCACTGCATAGCCATACACACCATTAATTTGAAGAATGCTTGCGCTAGCTGCACAAACAAAATTACCTTCAATGGCTTCAATTTGAGATGCAAAAGTTCCATCTACAGTATTTGTTACACGGAAATTCTCAGAGTCTGTCATGACAAAGAGAGCTTCTACCGTGTCTGGATATGTAGTTGTTACATCAGTTGCAGCTGAAAGAACAGTTGTTTGGTTCCACAAACGGACATCTGCAGTTGCATAAGCAAGTCCTGTAGCTCCGTTATAAAGATCCAAACCATAAGTCCAGTCAGAAATGATAGCTGAACCCGCTTCTACTTTATAAGCGGCGTTAGCAGTTCCTCCTGCACCACCTCCATTTCTGGAAGCTACGAATCCATGGCCAACAGCATTTAGACTTGTGTTATATGTTACATAAGATGCAATACCAGCTTGGATTCCTGCTGCATAAGCTGCGGCAGTATCAGATCCAAAAAGGATCCCTTGCAAACCAAAAGCCCATTGTTGAGGAAGATCACCGGCATCTGTTTCTAAAGAATAAGCCGCAGCAACTAATCCGATAATGTTCGAATCAATTTGTGATCCATCTTGCTGTTCCGCCCAGAAATAACCACCATAAATCTCTTCATGATGAGCTCCTGAAAGCGATGCAAGGTTTCCTCTAATTGCTTGAGGAGAATCGGTTCCATCTCCAGAGGAAACAGTCATATCTCCACGTATTGCTTTATTGTAATTAGCTCCAGTAGCAGTTGCGTCTGTACAATAAGCTTGGATAACATTTCCGTTTCCAGAAAAGGCATCTACACGATACGTTCCATCACCACAAAGCAATTTTGTAGATCTAGTTTCAGCAGTATGTACAAGAGTTAATGTTGCAGCTAGATTTGATCCATCTGTAAATTCAACACCTGTCAAAGTAACATTTCCAGCTCCAGCACCATCTATAGCCGGATTGTTAGAAGTTGTAATGCTAGTATTGCTAATTGTAAGAATACCGGCTGATCCGTGTGAAATAGCTGCATTCACACCTGTTTCAAATATGGTGTTATCAATAGTAACAGTCGCTGTATTTGCTGTTGTGATAGTATTTTCAATACGTCCATTGATAATTTCAACTGTAGCGGCTCCACCAAATGTTCCGGGAGCTACAATTGTTGAATCAAAAATAGTAACCGTTCCACCGGAAGCTACGAATGGATTTACAGTTCCAGCTCCAAGTGTTGCATTGATAGCTCTGACAGTTGCACCGCCGGTATTGTTTACCCAACCATTATTGGTTCCTGTCACTGAAGAATAAGAAACATCTAATCTTCCTGTCCAGTTTGCCAAATTAAATAGAAAACCATTAGTACAAGACGTTACGCAGTAAGTAACATAAATTGCTGTAGTACCGGCAGCTGCACTGCTAAAAATATGAGTCGCACTTGTAAGCTGCATATCTTGAAAAATAACAGTTCCTGATGCAGGTGGGGTATGGACACCGGTAATAGTTACGGGACCAAATGTTACGGATCCACGAATTCGTGTGCCGTCATATAGCGTTAAATTCTCCGTATAAGTTCCCGGTCGGCACCAAACAACGCCTCCACCTGCTGCATTTGCAGCATCGACAGCTGCTTGAACAGTCGTATAATCACCTGTTCCATCTGCATCGACTACATATTTTGAAATCGGTGCTGATCCACCAGTATCCATACCGATTGGTTCCCAATTAGCACTCCCGGCTACAACAGATGTAATCATCCATACATCATTAAAATCGGCACTTAGAGGATTAGTATTAATCCACGTTGTTCCAATCTCATAGCCATTGTCTTGAGCAGTTGGGCTTCTGTCCGCTTTAATAGGGATTGGGGAAAGTTCAGGAAGCGGGCTGGAAAGACCATATCCGCTTCTTTTTGTTGTTTTATATTTAACCATAATTTCCTCCTAAGAAATTCTGTGATAAAAAAACAAATTAACATTATTTTTGTTTTCATCAATGATAAGATAAAAAATTTATGTACTTATGTACACGGAGTTAAAAATGGGAAAATATAAATTTAAAAGACTCGTTGCAAACGTTCCTGAAGAAATTTTAAAGCGTTTCAAAATCGAATCGGTGTTGCAAAATATAACAGTGACGAGATATATAACTAGGTTGATTTACAAAGAGTTAAAGTCTTTGGAATCAATAAGAGAAGAAAAAAATAAAAAGGGAGAAAAAAATGACAACTGAAGCGTTAGCTCAAAAACCTGGATCATTGACGGATTATGTAAGAATGGAAGGAGGGAAGCCTTCTAAAACGGCAGAAAAATTAAACAGAGTTGGAATCAAAATCACACAAGGGAAGACAGTTGCTCAGCAAGAACAAAGTAGTTGTTTGTGCAATAATAAACCATGCATTTCAAAATCATGTTTAACTACAGTTGGTATAGATGCTTGCGTTGGTGGAGTTGCTATGTTTGTGGCGAGCTTTTTTTGCTGCCATTGGCCGGCTCCTCTTGTTGCAGCTTCAACCGTTGGAGGATGCTCCACTAATGGATGTTTGGGTGCATGCTGCCATTATACAGGAATCGACGAGTTTTGCGGCTAGTCTTGTTAAAATACTGGCGTAGACTTACAGAAACGGGGTGCTATCGCATTTTATTTTGTTAGTCGACTCATTTATCGTTTAGCGTATTTTTTTCCGAATTTGCTCGTTTATGAAGGTTTAATGAAATTTTCATTTTTCCACTTGTCGCTTTTTGCTCAAAGGAATAGGATGCGAACTTTTGGAGGATAGTATGTCTAGAGAAAATTTTGAGGGGAAGAGAAATAAATTCTCTCCCCACACAAAAAATGATGATATTCGCCACTCAATATCCACAAAGACAGAATTCCTGTCAATCTTATTTATTTCATACGGAGAAGAATATGACGAATGATCGCCATCGCATATACCATTTTTTCTGTTGCGATTTAGCGACAGATTTCAATGATGTAGCATTAGCTATTCTAATAGAACGATTTAAGATATGGATAGGTCATAACAAAGGAACAGGGATTTTTCACATTCATGGAAGGACATGGACAAAGAAATCCCTCGATCATATCGCTTATTCATTTCCATACTGGTCAAAAAGACAGATCTCTAAATTGATAGATAAAGCCGTCAGAAAAAAAATCTTAAGAAAAGAGTGTCTTGATGATGATGTTGGTGACCGAACCATGTGGTATGCGTTCGAAGACGAAGAAGAATTTTTAAATGGAGAAAACCAATGAATATTTCGAAAAATAAAGATTATATGATGCCGAATCACTTGTTTGATTTTTGGATGCTTAAATTAGCAAATATTGAATTTTTAATTATGACATTGGTCTGTAAAGCAAAATACAATTGTTACAACCCTGAAATCTCAGTAACTGAATTGGCAAAAGGAATTGGAAAATCAAAAGAAACTATAAAGAAATATCTTCGCTCTTTGTATAGAAAAAAACTCATAACTAAAACGGAAAATGGTTGTTATGAGTTAAATGAAAAAATTTTTTATGAGGGACAGAATAATGACTTATAAAACTACACATTCTCTAACACATAGCTTCGATGTAAAAATCGCTGCTAAATATAAAGATGCGATGCTTGCTATAATGATTCACCATCTTCAGTATTGGATAATGCACAATAAAATATTAAATAGAAATCAAAATGAAGACAGAACATGGATGTATAATACTTTAGAAGAATTTGCTGCCCACTTTGAATATCTTTCTAAAGACCAAGTAAAAAGACTTCTTAACAAGGCTGTTAGATTGGGAATAATAAGAAAAGGAAATTTTAACGAGTCAAAGATGGATCGTACTGTCTGGTACGCATTTGAAAACGAAGAAGAATTTTTAAATGGAGAAAATCAATGAATATTCGGACTTTTCATAACAAAAAAAATCCTTATGTGATGCTGAATAGAAATTCTTTATGGGAGATAGCAACCAATAAAAAATTCAAAGGATCTGATGTTTTATCTGCATCCGGATTGTGGTCTCTTTTACTTTCGCGACCTGATGATTGGCAAGTTCGCGTTAAGGAAATTTCTAAAACTTTGAAAATCAGCACTAAAGAGACCTATAGATTACTTAAAATCCTGATCGAAATGGGATTTTGTTATCGCTTTCAACCACGCAAAAAAGGCAAAAAAGGCAACAATGTAGCTGATAAAATGGTATACTTAGTGTCTGAATATCAAATGGATGAGGATGAATTCAAAAAAGTTCAGCAGCTTTCCCATTTTACAGCATGCTCAGAATCGACATCCTGTACCTATAATAAGTATATAGATAATAAGAGCTATTCTACCAAAGAATCTAGAGAGTCTAAATCTTCTTTACTTTTACAAAATAAAGAGGGGGACGCTCTTGAGCGTCCCCGGGCGCGCGCGCGCCCACACACACGCGTAGAGAAAAAAGAAAAAAAGAAAGAGGAAAAGATTATTGACTCAAAAGTCAAATCTGATAAGAAAATCAACCCACTTGGAAAAGTATGGATCTCAGAAAAGAAGCATCAAGAAAGACTGAAAAAATTCGGAAAGGAAAAAACAAAGCAAATCTATAAACGCCTGGATGAATGGAAAACTAAACGTCCAGAGAAATGCAGAGGATCTGATGACAGATCAATTCAAAGATGGGTGATAAATGCAGTAGAAGAAGACGAAAACCAAGAGAGAGAAGCCCGCAAAAATGAAAAAATTTTTACTAAGATTGTAGAATTTTTATCCGAGACATCAGGAGACAAAAAAGGCATTATCTCTGTTATATCAGAAGATAATGCCTTAAAGATACATTCCTGTTCAGGGAATGAACATCGAGAAAATTCGATTGACTATAACGAACACGCCTTTAAAGAACAAGTGGAAAGTGCTTTACGCAAATGGGGTTTTGATTTCTCGTGGGAAAAAATGGAGCAACGGTTTCCTGAATATGAGTTTTAAAATAAGCGATTATGTCCCAAAAGGAATGTGGAATGAGGATTTTGGTGATAAAGAAAAAAGAGAATTCATGCATTTGATAAAATCAGTGAATTTCTTATTTACAAAGACTTGTGTGATTCAACTTAACATGATCTTGGAAATTAAAAATTACATGGAAATAAAAAAGCCCACTCGAAAGTGGGCACAACGAGAATGAATCCTGCAAAGATGCTATACAGAAAACAAATTTTAAGAAATAGAAAACTTTACAAAGCCAATACTCTCTTTACGATGCTTGTTAAGGTCATCTTCGGATATTTTCCAAACTTTGCAAATTTCTTCCCAATCAACGATGCCCTTGCGATTTATTCTAGTCAATTTAACTTTTGATTGAGGGAAAATGCAATTCCCATCATCGGTAAATTCTAAAAGCTTAGATTCAATCTCTTTTCTTTCCTTTTTTAATCTATCATCTTCTTGTTTGAGAAACTTCCACTGCAACGCCAAATCATTAGCTTCTTGATCTTCTATGTATACATGATCTTTCTCAGAAGCCTCAGGAGCAGTATTATTTTCAACAAAATTCCAAAATTCTTTCGCTTTCTCGATAAGCTTTTCTTGGTAATCAAGATTAGGAAAAACTTCGATAAGCTGATGTGTATTGTCATCTATGTAAGCAAAAAAATCACAACGCTTTGCTTTGGTTACCCAAAGTTGCCATTGCACTTGAGCTTCATAATATTCCTGAATACCCATGTTTTTCATGAAATCAAAACTCTTCTGTGAAGGACATTTGATTTCACAAAGAATATCCTCATTCATTGTAATTCCGTCTAAAGAAGCAATTGCTACATCCCATTCAGATGATTGCTTTACAGCTGGAATCACAATGTTACCCGTAACTTCAGAATAAGTTAAACGAGCTTCAGCCTCTAATGCTTTTCCTCGAAGCATAAAATAATTCGAGTTGATATCAGACGGCTCCTCCCTTTTTGTTTTCTCAATCCAAAGCTGATATTGAGATTTGAAAGGAGAGATTCCTAAAATTACAGCAATGTCTGAAGCCCCAATATGATTATTTCGGAACTTCAACCATTCAAGAGTTCCTTGTTCAAGTTCTATATTTTTCATTGAGAGTCCTTCATTTTGAGTTTTGCTTTCAGATTTTTAATAAGAGCGTCAAACTTTGATCTATGAATATCTTTTATCGCTCTTACTTGACACCACTTCAAAACTTTCTCTCTTTCCTCAGGAAGCTTCTCTAAAAGATTTTCAATCTCTTGAATTTCTTCCTTTGAAAGAGGAAGAGTTTTTTGTTGTTCTGTGCGATCCATTGCTTTTTCTCCGTCATCGTCGTCATCTGATGAAACAACTCCAACTATGGCAGCATAAGTATAACGCCTCAAATATGAGATATAACTGCCCAAAGATTGAATATCTGACTTCGGAGGTGTGATAGGCATCTTAGAATCGATCCATTGGCCCGATAAATGGGCTAGGCGCGTCGATAAATAAAATTGCCCATTACCATTCGGCAAAACTCGTTGAATCACTGAGAGGCCGTTTCTGGCCAAATACGGGCGACTGGCTTTTACGATCTCTTTCAGGTTTGCGTATTTTGATTTAAAGAAAGGATTGTAATTCTCTTCTTTAGCCATTTCCATCTCAGATTGAGCTTTAGCTAATGCTCCGAAAAGTTCATTCAAATTCTCAGACTCGTATTTGATTATATCCGGCTTAGAAATGGCTTCTTTATATTCTTCTAAAATTTTTTGGATTATCTCGTTGTTTTCCATGAAATCTCCTATTTTGTTTGAATTTTTAAATTATTGTTAGGAAGTCTTAAACCAAATGGCCCTAAAACTTCTTCTAAATGAAATTCAAGATCAACCAAAGACCCTGTTTTGTAAAGATCTTCAAGAAGACCCATCAAATGATCTTTAACATGATCGTATTCGTATGAATCCAGTAATCTCGGATCGAAATCATCCGGATCAAAATCTCTCGATTCAACATCTTCTAGATTGTTGCAGTAAATCATAACTCCTCCTGTGTTTGATTTATGTTTCACAGTTTAACGTTGCCAGAGATTTCTTCACAACTCTTTTTTCTTTTTTTTTCATCTCATTTTTAAAAATAATCTCATAAATTTTCCATTTCGGAAAAATTGATTTCCATCTGTTAGCAGGCAATCCCGGATTGGAAATCCTATTCCATGCGTAAGAGCTATAAATTAACCATTCTGAGAAAAGGGAAAGCTCATTTTCTTTTTCGCTCACATCTAGAAAAAGATCTTTGCTTTCCTTTGTTTCTATGTTAAACTCTTTGCTCAAATAATTGAAAAGCTTGCTTTTCATAAAACCTCATAAATTAAAAAATTTTTAAAAGAAAACTCTATCTTTATAGAGTTAAACAGTGTAACATATATGAAAGAAAACCAGGAAGCAGAAAAGGTGCAAAAAGAAACACTGGGAAAAAGAAAATTCGAAAGCTTCATAAAGAAAAACAGAATACAAAAAAACGACATTGCTAAAAAACTTGGCATAAGCCGAGTAACCCTCTATAGATACATTAATCAACCACATGCAATAACAGAAATGTTCAAATTTGCTATAGAAAAATTTACAAATGGATACATTAAATACACAGACTGGGAAAAGGAATAAGCACAAATTTCACGCTATACAAATCGAACTGGACGGGATCAAATTCGATAGCAAAAAAGAAGCTAAATTCTACATGCAGTTAAAAATGCTGCAAAAATTGGGAGAAGTTATTTTCTTTCTAAGGCAAGTGCCGTTCGATCTTCCGGGGAATATAAAATACAGATGTGATTTCCAAGTCTTTTACAAAGACGGGACAGTTTCTTTTATAGATGTGAAAGGAATGAAAACACAAGAATATATCATGAAGAAAAAACAGGTCGAAAGTCTGTACCCAATAGTAATAGAAGAAAGATGAATAAATATTATATAAAAACTTTTAATAAACTAATAGCTGTAAAAAAAATGTTCGATACACGAGAAGAAGCAGTTAAATTCCTGAAAGATATTATAAGACTAACAAATAAAACTCTCTACGAGACTGATATCGAAAATAGCTATTTGCTACTACGCATAAATACAAAAAAATTCCCAAATTATGAAAAAATTTATAGAACAAACGCAACTTTGAAAATGCCAATCGAAAAAAAAGAAAAATCCCCAAAAGACATTCAAGCAATCAAACAAAAGCTATCAAAGCAATACAAATTTAAAACGATCGATAACCAACTCAATTTCTAGTTTAATAAAATAAAGTTTTAGTTTAGGATGCTGTAAAGCCGATTTACAAAGGAGATTTTATGGCAGATAAAGGAGGTTTTAAATTTCCAGAAGGAAATACCTATAGCACGAAATTAAAAGATAAAGAAACAAAACTTAAAGTATATAAAAGCTACTGTGAGCATATTGCAAGCGGTAAAACTCAAAAGTCATGGAAGTATATGGATGGTTATCTTTGTGTCTCCTGGATGACTATGGAAAGGTATATAAAAGAAGATCCCGACCTTGACCCCATACACAAAGAATTAGCTAGATCAGATGGATTATTAAAATGGGAAGAAATATGCGAAAAGTCTTCAATTAATGAAATAGATGCGAATACTGCATCATTACAAATGATTATGCGAAATAAATTCGGATGGGACAAGCGTACGGAAGTTGTACATGTGCAAAACACCTCAGAAAATACTGAAGTCGATTATTCGGATGGCAACGAAGAGTAAAAAAAAAGTCTTCGTTCCATTAACCCCACGATGGTACCAGAGGGAATTTATTAATGAATTCAAAAACAAAAAACGAGCACTTCTAATATATCACCGCAGAGCAGGAAAAGACATGCTCTGCTGGACTTATCTAATCATCCGAGCATTTCAAGAGAAGGGAATATATTATTATGTCTTCCCTGAGTATTCACAGGCTAGAAAAGCCCTCTGGGATGCAATCACAGAAGATGGCAAATCATACCTAGAGTTTATTCCAAAAGAAATCTTAGAGAAAAAATGGAATCATGAGATGAAAATCAAACTCACCTCTGGATCCATCATCCAGCTCATAGGCTCTGATAATTTTGATTCAATGCGCGGAACAAACCCAAGAGGAGTTGTGCTGTCTGAATATGCTTATCAAAACCCTCTTGTATGGACCCTTGTTTTAGATCCTATTCTCACCAAAAACAAAGGGTGGGCTGTTTTCAATTCAACTCCAAATGGAAAAAATCATTTTTTTGATCTCTATAATTTTGCGAAAGATAATCCTGAATGGTACTGCAAAAAGCTTACGGTAGAAGAGTCAAAGCTAATAAGCCAAGAAGAAATAGAGAAAAAGCACTCACAAGGAATATCAGAAGAATTTTTACAACAAGAATACTACTGCTCATTCGAGATTGGCGTCCAAGGATCTTATTACGGGAAATTGGTTCGAGATATGAGACAGGAAGGTCGTCTGGGTCATGTTCCTTACGATAAGAATCTTTTGGTTTATACTGCATGGGATCTCGGATTTTCAGATTCAATGTCTATAATATTTTTCCAGAAAAGAGGAAATGAAATTCTCATAATAGATTTCTATGAAAATCAGGGTTATCAGATAGCACATTATCTAGACCATCTTAGATCAAAGCCATATGCATATGGAAAGCATTTTGCTCCCCATGATGCTAAATCTCATGATAGAACAGGTAATACCTTTGTGCAGATTGCCAGAGAGCAAGGATTCCAATTTAATGTCCTTGAGAGACAATTATCAGTCCTTGAAGGAATAGAAAAAGTAAGAGGAACTTTCCCAAGAATTTTTATAGATGAAAAAAAATGTGAATACCTAGAAAGATGTTTATTGCAATATCATGCAGATTACGATGAAAAAACACATATTTATAAAAACACTCCAAAACATGACTGGAGTAGCCATGCAGCAGATTGCTTACGCTATCTTGTGCAAAGCTTGGATCATTTAACTATGACAGGAATGAGCAAGGAAAATCTTGATAAGCTTAAATATGAAAGTGGTATTATGTCATATTATTAAAAATTCAGGAGAATCAGATGACAAGTTATTCATTGAGAGGCACAGAACAGTTTTATACAGACGATGATAAAAACATATTATCACGCATGCGTCAGGTCTATAATGATGTATCTCCGATAACTCAGTCATTATGGGTCCAAGCCTCCATAGATGAAAGATTTTATGCAGGCGATCAGTCATTGTGGCAAGAGATTTATTCACAAATCCCGGCTCACAGAAGAAAGCAATTTAATTTTAATAAGATAAAAAGAATTGTGAATATGATTTCCGGCTATCAAAGAAGAAACAGAAAAACACTTTCTGTTACTCCAATTGAAAATTCGGATCAGAAAACATCAGATCAATTTTCATCTCTTCTTTATTGGGCCAATAATCAAACTGATGTTTTCAATATTCTTTCGGATGCTTTTCTTGGATCTCTTATTACCGGTATGAATCTTTTAGCTGTTTGGATGGATTACAGAGAAGATCCTTTTTCCGGAGACATTAAAGTCTCAAATATGAGCTATAATGGCTATATCATAGATCCTTACTTTAAAAAGCAGGATCTATCAGATTGTAATTATATTTGGACTAGGAAATTTCTTTCTAAAAAACAAATATCTTCTCTTATGCCTGATAGAGAAGATGAGATCATGAAAATGCGTGCAGATGCATCTAGAGACGGATATTTCAATTTCCTTCCTGAAAATTACAATATGGCTCAAAGGGATCTTCTTCCTTATGATGAGTTTTGGTATTTGGATTACAGGGATGCTACTATTATTATTGACCCAGACAATGAAGAAGTTTTGGAATGGAAAGGAGAAAAAGAAAATCTACAACTTTTCTTAAGGCGATTCCCTAATCTTAAAACTCAGAAAATCCAAAAACAAACATGCAAGTTAGCAATTGCTGTAAATAATAGAGTATTTTACCACGGGAAAAATCCATTTAAAGTAGACAAATACCCATTTATTCCTGTGATTGCTTATTATCAACCAGAACTCCCCTATTATGAATGGCGTGTACAAGGAGTTGTGCGCGGATTAAGGGACTCGCAGTTCATTTTAAATCGGCGCCAGCAAATCCTGCTTGATATTCTTGAGAGCCAGATTAATTCGGGTCTTAAAGTTATGGAGGGCTCTCTAATTGATGATCGAGATGCTTTTAAGGCAGGTCAAGGACAGGCTTTATTCATTAAGAAAGATGCTCCTATGGGAATGGAATCAGTACAAAAAATCCCTCCTGGAGATGTTTCTCCATCGATGATTAATGTTATTGATCAGATGGATAAAAACATGATGGAAATATCTGGTGTGAACGAAGAACTTTTAGGTTCTGCGGAAGATGATAAGGCAGGCATTTTATCAATGCTCCGTCAAGGTGCTGGACTTACTACTCTGCAGAATCTTTTTGATCAACTAGACCTCTCTCTTAAAAATCTTGGAAGATTAGAGCTAGATCTCATTCAGAACAACTTTACAGCTGCGAAAGTAAGAAGAATTATAGAAGATGAACCGTCAGATCAGTTTTTTAATAAAAGTTTTCAGAAATATGATTGTGAAGTTGTTGAAAGTGCTGACACACCGACTCAGCGCATGAATGCCTTTAAACAAGCTCTCTACTTACGTGAGATTGGCATACCAATTACAACAGAGTTCTTGCTTGATCTTTCCTCTTTCCCGAATAAAGATAAGCTTCTTCAGCAGATTCAGCAACAAGAGCAACAACAAGCTCAGCAAGCTCAGCAAATGCAGCAACTCCAAATGCAAGAATTGGCTGCTAAGAGTGAACTTGCAAAAGCTAGAGCTGCTGCTGATCAAGGATTGGCTGTAGAACGCGTATCACGTGTAAATGAGAATGAATCATTGAGCGTAGAAAGACGTGCTCAAGCTGTTTATGATGAAATTAAAGCTGTAAAAGAACTTCAGGGATTAGACATTTCTCAGATCCAGCAATTAATTGGCATTTTAAACACTATAAAGACTTCACAAGATATTAAAACAGAGCAGTTAGACCCTGTAAAGCCAAGAAAACAAGAACAGACGGCACAGGCTATGTAAAGCTGCTTTACAATGAGGAAGAAAAATGAAAAGATTACTTTGGAAATTTTTGTGTTTCATAAACAAACGTTTGCGTTTAATTGTGAAGCATGTGTACCATTTAGAAAATTTGGATAAGCTGAAGAGTGAGAGTGATATGAAAAATCAAGATTCTGAAAAATGCAGCAGCGAAGTTATTAAAAAAGAACCTAAGAAAAGAACTGTTAAATCTCCTGCAAAAAAGAAAAGCAACAAAAAAAATAAGTCTCAAAAAAATGTAAAATCATGAAGAAAAAATGAAAGATAAACGAGAGAAAAAAGTAACAGCTCTTACTGCTAAAGTTAATGAACAACTTATGGAGCATCTAAAATGTCCTCAAAAAAAAAGATCGACATTTAAGAAATATGTAAAGATAGAAAATCCGGATGAAATTAACACTGAAAAACATCACGAATCTCATCTTGAATATATTATTTTTACTTCAGGAGATAGAGAGAGTTCAGAAATGTACGAACCTCTATTGTCGGTAGAAGAACTCGATGAATGTAGATGCAGAGATTGCGCTATAGCGCGGACAAGTGCTAATCTTCTTATGAAGTCTATACTAGAGACAGAAACTGATAATAAAAATACTGTTCAAAGAAGAAAATTATTAAGATTGGATATTTTAAGAAAAATAAAGAAAAACAAAAAATGTATTGGAAATGAAGAAAAAAACCAAAAAACAAAAGAAAGTTAAAAAAGTGATGGATGAATGGAAAAGTGGTTCTCTTCATTCAGGAAGCAAGAAAGGTCCTGTTGTTAAATCACAAAAACAAGCAATCGCAATAGCTCTTTCAGAAGCTAGAAAAGCAACATCTAAAAATCCCAAAAAGAAAAGATAGAATATATGAGTGCAAATGGATTGGAATATCATCGTTTATCTCCCGTTCTTCTTTCAATGTACGAGCGAGATCCTTCATTTTTCCCAAAAGGTCTTCCTAGACAAAGACCGAAAATGCCATTTCCAACAGGTATATCAAAAGAAGAATTTTCTAGGCGTTGGGATGCGTATCTAGAAGAATCCGAATTATATCAAAGAGAAATGGAAGAAATTTTCCCTGGCACTAAAGGCTTGAGTTATTTCTCTGAGAAAAAAACAGATAACAATCTTATTTCCACAATCGCACTTTTCTGTATCGCAGCATTGGTTTTGTCTATTAGTGGTATATGTGCTTTAAGTCATGTTATAAGCACGGCGGTTTTTGGAAATATCGCTCTGACAGTCGGGATTGTTTCCGCATTCGTATTTTCTATTATTCTTTTAAGAGATGAAAAATTAAAACAACAACAACAACGAGGATAAATATGTCATTAGTAGCAGCACCAATAGCAGCAAAAAGTTGTACTTATGTGCGTCCTGAAAGGAGTTCAGGTCAAGCAGAAGGAGCAGCGGCTCAAGTCAATGAAGTAGTAACAAAGTTTTCTTATTTATCGGCAGTCATAGAAAAAGATTTGCCACTTGGAGCTATGACAACGGATAGTCCGAGAAGAATAGCTGTTTTGGAAAGAGATGAAGCGATTCAAAGTAAGAAAGCTCGACAGGACATGTATAGGGATAAATTTGAAGCTTATTTTGAAAAGAATATAAGGCAAAAAGGCGGCAGAAAATGGGAATGGGTTTTTCACGTAGATAAAAAACCGGGAATTGGATGGGAAGTAGCTAAAAGGGTCGCTCTTAGCACAGTTGAAGGTACTGCATTAGGAGCATTAGGAGGAGCACTTTGTGCAGGTGTAGGAGCAGGTCCCGGAGCAGCCGTAGGAGCAGTAACTGGATTTTGTTCCGGATTGTGTATAGGAGGAAAATTGCTTTATGACGAGTATGTAGAATGGCTTAAAACAGAAGAAGGAAAAATCTTTTCTAAAAATTTAATTGGATTTTTAGAAGCAAATCCTACAATCCGCGGTTGCTGCTGCATAATAAATGAACGTATACCAATAGACCCTGTGCGCAGCCTTGCAGGTCACATTTATGAAAGACAAACATTGCATGAATGGGTAGACGAACATCATAATGATCCTGTTACAAGATTACCAATGACAAGAGCGGATATTAGAGAGGCACACGATGTGACAGCTACTATTTATAGAGAACTTCACAAAATGGTTATAGAAGATATCCATACTCTGAGTGGTGTAAATAGAACATTCATAGAAGGTCTGATAAATGTGAAAAAATTTGTTGAAACTAATCGGTATGAAAGTTTCCAACAACGTCAAAAAGATCTTCATGAGGCTATGGAAAGCGGAAAAATTACCCCGCAAAGATTTACAGAAGACATGCATAGACTTGTGAAAATATTTTATTAAATTCTCATGCGGGTCCTAGGTTAAGCTTCGTGAAGCACTCCTTCTGTTAACTTAGGACCCTTTTTTTAAAATTAAAATGGTTGCAAAAAAACTCTTTTGATATCTTTAGAAAAAAGGAGTTTTTATGAAGAAGTTTTTTATGCTTTTATTGTTAGCATGCAGTGGCTGCACTTACAGTACTGTCATGACACACTCACAAGGTACGGCAGCTGATCTGGTTGACGAAACATCTACAAATACCCCTTCAGTAGATGCTCAATTAAAAATGCCCGATATGTCAGCTATTCCTGCCTTATCTGAGCTTCCGGATATTATAAATCCAAGTGTTGAGGAATAAAGCATCATGGGTTTTTTAGATTTTTTATTTGGGAAATCAGGGAAGAGTTTTCCTGTACAGACTATGACAGGAGAGCAAAGTGATCTTTTAAAACAACTTTTATCCGGTCTTTCAGGTCCATTGTCAAGTGGTCTTGGAAACTTACAAGCACTGCTTGGTGGAGGAGAAGAAGCTTATAAAGCATATGAAGCTCCTGCAATGAGACAATTTAACGAACAGATTATACCAGGGATTGCAGCCAGGTTTTCAGGACTTGGTGCAGGTGCTCAAGGATCGAGCGCTTTCCCACAGGCTTTATCACAAGCTGGTGCATCACTCAGTGAAAATTTAGCTGCTCAAAGAGCAGGTCTTCAATCACAAGCTCTTTCTCAGCTATTAGGGTTTTTAGGACAAGGATTAGGCCAACAATCGTTCCAATATCAGCAAAGACAACCGGATTTAGGTTTTATTAGGGCTCTATTGAATAGATTTTCATAATTACATTATAGGAGTTATATATGAGTTTGCCTCCTGACATTAAAATTCCAGGACCTAATTTAGGAGAGACATTAGGGATGGCTGCCGGAACAGGTTTAAAAGGATTGCTTTCAAATTTTTTAGAGGAAAGAAAGCAAAAAAAAGCTCAAGAAAAAAAACAGAAACAAATTCAATCTTTTTTAGCTTCTCCAGAAGCAAAAAGTCTTAGTGATGTGGAGAAATCCGTATTTACAGGACTAGGAAAAGGAATTTATGGAGAAACACTAGCTGGAAAGTTATTTGAAGAATTAAGAAAAGAAAAGCAGGATCAAGATTTCTTTAACATGATGAAAGGAGTGTCCGGAGAACAGAATATAGATACTCAACAACCGGACGAAAATATTCCTTCGGAGACTGCGCAAAAGAAAACTGGTCTTAATAAACAACAACTTATGATGTTATCAGCACATCCAAATCCCAGATATAGTAAATTTGCTGAAACTCAATTAGCTGATATACGTGAAAAAGAAAGAAATGAATATAATGCAATAAGAGATGAAACTGCACGGAAACAATGGGCTCACACACAAACATCTAAATTCGGAGAACAGATTAGCGATTCTTCTGAGAGAGCTAAAGAATTAATTGATGCTACAAATCAAATAGAAGAAGCTTTAGCTAAAGGCACCACAGGAAAAAAGGCTAGAAATTTAGCGGTTGCGTATTTGACTAAAAGACAATCGCCATTTGCAAGTCTATTTATTACACCAGATATGCAGAAAATATTATCAGGAGCAAAAGTTCTTTTGGGTGGTGGTCTTAAAGAAATAGTAGGAGCAAGACCGACAGAAAGAGAATTTTTTTGGATCAATACAATTCTTCCGGACATTTTAAAGGACTTAGCAACTAACGAAGAATCGATACGATATTTTAAATATATAGCTAAATATAATTTGAAACGGCAAGAAGTTTATGATGAAATTATAAATGAAAATGAAGGTTACCGTCCTCTCAATATCCAAGCCGAAGTGAATAAAAGACTCAAACCGGATTTAGATAAATTAATTGATGAAGGATATAAAATTAGCGAGGCTGCTAAAAATGCAGTTGAGAAAGAACAAGTTGGGCCCACTGCATTAAAAAAAGTAAAGCAAGGAACTACGCTAACCAAAGAAACTGCTCAAAATATTTTAAACAAAGCTGGTGGGGATAAAAGTAAAGCCCGTAAATTAGCTAAACAACTCGGATATGAATTCTGATGGCCGATATTTTTGATCAATTAGGCACAGAAGAAGATGTTTTCGAAACAGTTGAACCTGTTTCAAGAACACGATCATTATTAGGCGCATTTCCTAAAGGTGCTTTAAGAGAAACAGGACAACAAATCCGTAAATCCCTTTCGGTTTTTCCTGAGCTTCTAGGATTAAAAGATGTTTTAGGTGATACATTAAAAACAGAAGAAGAAGCAGGACAGGAGTTAGAGCAAATTCTCCCTACGAGAGAGGGATTCTTGGAAGAAGCTCTTCAAAGAGGAGGAGCAATTGCTCCTTATGCATTATTAGGAGGCGAAGCTCCTATTTCAAATCTTGTTCGTTCGTTGTTTGCTGGGGTTAGTGGAGAGGCAGCAAAAGAACTAGGGCTTCCTGAATGGGCTCAATCGCTAGCAGAACTTCCTGCGTTCGCCGCTCCTGCTTTTAAAGGAAAAATCACTCCAACTAAAGCACAAAAACCAATTGTAGAGAAAGCTAGAGAACTTGGGCTTTCGGAAAAAGCAATAGCCCCATTAATCCAGCCAGAAAAAAAGCAAAGGTTTTTAAGTAAAGTTGCCACAAAACGCGGCAGAGCTCAAAAGGTGTTAGAACGTTCTAAAGAAGCATTGGGAGATGTATACAATCGATTAGAGGCTCTCCCAATTTCTAATGAACCTTTATCCAAAGAAGCATCTTCTAAGTTTATTTCTTCCGTGGATGGAATATTGGATAAATTGCCTTCAGAAATAGCTAAAAGACTTGAAGCAGATTATACGAAGCTTCAGAGCGCCCCATTGACAGGAAACTCAATAATGGATTTTTATAAAAAATTAAATTATTATATACCACGTGGAGCACCTCAATTCGGTTTAATTAAAGAACCTATTCAAGAAGGTCTTCAAAGTATTTCTCCAAAACTTGCTTCTGATTTTAAATCAGTCACGGATCTTTATGCTAAATACTTCCCAATTGCAAAAAATTTAAAGCCCGGGCTTATTTCAGATTTGCTCTCTGCTACCAAAGTTGGAAGACTAATGTTTGGGATTTTTTCAGGAAACCTCTCATTATTAGCGGAAACAGTTGGTGAAAAAGCTGCTCAGGATTTATCTAGAGAGCTTTTAATTAATCCTAGATTTCAGAATCTTTCCAAACAGATGGTT